GTTAAGATGGATGAAGTTGAGGACTTCGAAGGCACATTGGCGGAATGTGAGAAATACATTGAAGAGCAATGTGCCGGTGATAATGTGGATCCAGCATAATGGATCAATTATCTTATTTGGTTGAATTGATTGAGGAACAGAATGCCATGTTGTGTGACCTACAACGGCAAGTGGCATACTTAACCAATGTATTGATTGAGGATGATGACGATGAGTGAGGGTGTATTTGATAAACTGGTTACACTTTTTTGTATTGTCATTCTGTTTGCTTTGCCTTTCTTAACAGCGGTTGTGATAAAATTTATAAAAATATCAGTTGAATTTGGATGGAACTTATTATGATGATTACAGGTGGTAAAGTATTACCAGATGTGGTAGCCAAAGACATTGAGGATATCGTTGATGAATTTGACTTTGAAACGGTCAAGAAAACAATGGATTTCCTTGATTGGCAATGGTTTGATGCTGATGAAGGTGTACCTCGGCTTGGTGAGTTGCGTAAGAAGGCACGCATTCTATTGAATGAGGCGGCAGTTAAGGTGTTGTTATCTAATGAGATTGTGTCAGACCATCATATAGCAACAGGCGGCTTCCGTGCTAGTGCTTTCAAGTGGGATGGTGAGGTAAAATTTCGTTTGGCTTTTGAATTGTCGGAGTGGGATAATCTTGATTAAACTATTGAATATATTAAAAGTATCACAAGCATTGGTCATGGTATGGTTAATTCCATATGTGTACCATCAGGTCAATCCATCGATTGACGATTGGTGGAATTTTTCATTCTTATTTACATTAGGCCTTGCGGCCGTTGTAAGTTATAGTTATGCTTTCTTTGGTTTGATACGATTGTTTGAAGGTAAGTAATGGATTATAAAGATAAAATGTCAAGTAAATGGGCTTCGTTTCATCGAGCAACAGAATTAAATCCAACTTCTCAATTATTTGGGGGTATATTGTGTAATATCATTGATTATGTTCGAGCTGGTGGTGAAATTGAAAACATGACACTTAATGATGTATTTGATATGTGTTCAAAGGTTGAAGGTAAGTAATGATTAACGACCAATTGGCTCAGATGATTTTGGATGATATGCTCAAGAAATTTGGTACACTACCACATCCTGAGCATGAACCAAAGCGGTTCTTAGCTATGTTAAAATTATATAACCATATTAAACACCTAGAAAATGCTTGACAATTGGTATGGTTCATGTATAATGGCTTCTTTATGAGTGAGGTAAAAATATATTATGAGTAAAAAAATGATGATTGAGGTAAAAGAACCTGCTGTTAAATTCTCTGTCACTGAGCGCTTTCAGTTCATTGACCAATTTGTTACGCTTGTAGGTAACAGAAAACTAAACTCTTTTATTCTTACCGGTTCTGGTGGTCTAGGTAAGACTCACGCTGTTATTGAAGGCCTCAAACGTAAAGGCCTCAAGGAAGATACAATCATGGAAGAAGGTGACTTTATCTTTATTCGTGGTTATTCTACTGCCAAGGCCTTGTACCGTACCCTATGGGAACAAAACGGCAAAGTGATTATCTTTGATGATGCCGACTCAGTTCACAAAGACCCTATTGGTGCCAATATCTTAAAGGCAGCACTAGGTTCAGAGGAAAAACGTGTGATTAGTTGGGGTGCTGAGTTTCCAGAGTCAGAGTCTTTACCTAACCGTTTCGAGTTCCGTGGTCGTGTAGTGTTTATTTCAAACCTATCACAAGAGCAATTCCCTCAGGCCTTGTTGTCACGGTCTATGAAGGTTGACTTGACACTGAACACAGAGGAAAAGCTAGAGCGTATCCGTCAGGTGTTTGGTTCTATCGATGGTGAACCAGATGAAAAGGCTGAAGTGTTGGAGTTTGTTGACAAGTATGCTGATGTGGCATCCGACCTTAACATTCGTAGTTGTTTGAACATTCTTAAGTTGAAGCGTGACATTGGTGACAATTGGGAACGCCTTGCTTTGTATAACTTTGTGAGTTAATTATGGAATCTAGGCAAAATTTTGATTTATTTGAAAAATATGGTTGGATGAATTTCAAAGATAAACCATGGCGATATATGCCTTGGAAATTAGTATTCTTTGATACTATTACTCCTTTGATATGTAAAGTTCGTGGTCATATTTGGATTCACAACAAAAAAGATAATTATACTTATTGTCGTAGATGTTGTAGGCTTAAGGATTAAAAATGACTAAATTAGAAACTCTTGCCGTTACATTTACTGAAAGATGGTTGAACCATTATGACAGAAAAAGTAGTTTTGACAGAGAATTATGTCGCAAAGATATAGAGAAGGAACTTAAGAAAGTAATCAATCAATGTATTAGCCAAATCGTAAAGGTGTCCGATAGGTATACAGACCAATACATTGATGCTGCTTTGAGAGATGCCGCTTGGGAAATTGAGGAGTATTTTGGATTATGAATTTAAGATGGATTAACACAGGTCGGTTTTACAAGTGTTATAATGATGACGATGGTGCAATCTTAGGTGCCGTCCGTGAAAACGATGAGGCTGATGGCACTTATGTTGCTTTAGTTCGTGGCCATTTTATTGGTGAATATATCAACCAAGAAGCGGCCACGATTGCTGTTGCAAAAATGCTCAATACAGTATATGTGCCGACGGGAGGTTCAAATGAATCCACCTAAAACCAAATAATAAAGGGAACACAATAGATGCCTAACTTACATTTAGATTTAGAAGGAGTCCCTAAGGTCTTATGGCCTGGACTCCGTATGCAATTTGCTAAAATGGTCATTGATAACCCAAAAGAATATGTGTATAATGATTTTAGTGATTTGTTCAAACACTTAGCACAACCGTATATGCAAGTGCAGAATTGGGATAACAAAACAATTTATGCTTGGTTAGAAGCCGTATTCATTGAAGCACGCAGACAAAAGTTTATTAAGGAGTAATTATGTGGCCATTTAGAGTTAGTGATGCAACACAAAAAGCAGTTGATGAAGTTGTTAAAAAAAGAAAATACGAAGCTGTGCAAGATGCTCAAGAGGAATATGAACGCAAACAGGCTGAAAAGAAAAAAGCACGTATTGATGAATTATCTGGAATGATTGAGACCATGATGTCGGCCACACCTGCAATTGATTTTCTTCAAATGCAAGTAGTATCTATTGAACGTGCAGTTAAACCAATTCAGGTCGATGGTGAGAACTTTAGTATTTTAGTGACAATTATTGGGCACATTGTTCGTGAACGCTCAGACAATGCTTCAAAGGCTGAGTTGAGGGAATGGACTTTGCATTGTAACCAAGAGCACCATGAGAAATTAGTGGAAGAATTTAATGATTTTATCAAGCGCCGAAATAAAGGTGAAAGAGTTTTAACTAACTCGTATTAAAGTGCTTGACATTTGCCATTATTGTGTTATAATGGCATTTCTTTAATTGAAAGGTATCTATATTATGGCAGCTAGTCAAAAAATAGACTTTGGTATTCGACCTAAATGTCAGAATGATGGTTGTAATGAGGATTGCCAAGTTTCTGGTCGCAGAAAAGATGGTTCTGCAATTTTTCGTAAAGTATGTCAAAAATGCCACGGTGACAAGATTGCTAAAAAACATGGCGCCAAAAATCTAGCCGAAGTTGTTGCTAAAAAAGCTGGATTTGAAACGGCTAGTGAGTATTCTTATCATATGCTTGAACTGCGAGCTGAGAGTTTAGGGTTTGCTAATGTAGCTTCATACATAAACTCTACACATCCTTATCGTAAATATCGTAAGAGTTATTGTGAGAACATCCATGGTATATTAGGTTTCAAATGTACCACTACAATTTTATTAGATGCACAATTAGAAGTTGACCACATTGATGGTGACCCATCTAATAATGATGAAAGCAATTTACAAACTTTGTGTGCTTGTTGTCATAAGTATAAAACTATAATCAATGAAGATTATGCGACACCAGGTCGTAAGGCATTAGGAGTTAAATGTTGAGTAATGATATAAAAGAGTTGATTAAACGCCGTAGAGGTCAGATGTTGGTTCATTCTTACCTCTACTATGTTAAAGATGACCCAATTATCTCCGATGACCAATGGCAGGCATGGGCTGATGAACTAACCCAATTACAGAACGATAACCCTAAACTAAAGATTGGTTATTATGATAAAGAGTTCTTTGATTGGGATGGTTCAACAGGCATGCACCTACCAAAACACCAATTGATTGAACAATTAGCCGATAAAGTGTTAAGAGCTTATTATTCTGTTGACAAAACTGCTACTATTTGATATAATACGAAAATGATAATTCATCCACATATACCTAAGCGTAAGAAGCGTAAGGCTAATGCCAAGACCAGAGAGTTACAGGCTAGCTGGGAAGATATTTTAAGGAAGTATGATGTTAAACCAAGACAAGACAACAAAAGACCGAGTGTTCGAGTTTGCAAAGGGAGCACTGATTTGTATCCTATTCCTATTGGTAGGAACTCTAGCCGCCACATTGGCTCAATTGATAATGGGATAGGTTCTGTGACCAAGAAAGCCTCGCCTACATATACTGGTGACGCCATGATTGGTATCGGTCAATTACACAAGAGTAATGCTGTACCTATTTTCAAGGCACAAGATGCTATTGACATTTCTAAAATGAGGAGAGGTTAATGAAAGGTTATATGACCGCTTGGAGAGGTGCTATTGAACCTAATGATACAACAGGTATAGCTACATTTACTTGTAGAGATAAAGAAGTTAAATTGAGGATGAATAACTTTCAACAATATTTGGATTTGTGTGAGTTGATGGATAGAGTGGTTGATAAAGCTGAGCAACGAACTAGAGTATTAATCTTTGAACACATTAATTCGTATAAAAAGTAATTGAAAAGAGGTTAATATGGGTTTCGTATTGATTTTATTTGCAACCAGTTGGTCTGTACCACCTCAGTACCATGAGTTCTTCACAATGAAAACTTGTCAAGAGGCATTGGTGGCTGTTAAAACGGAATCAAAAGGCGCAATCACTGGTGTGTGTACACCAAAATAGGATAAAACATGGACAAGTTTATCGACAGAATGATGTTTCTCATTATAATTATCCTTCTAATCGGGTGTGTATATGAGATGTTAAAAATTAGACACGACCAAGTAGCGGTATTCTATGACTGCCGTATTGCTGAAATTAGTCCTGATGTACCACCTTTGGTCAAACAAGAATGTCGTAAACGTATGGAGAAAAGATAATGGCTTATTTTATAATTGGTTTGATGGTAGGTTCATTTCTATTTGTAGGTTACAAATACTTTACTGAAGCCGATGATGGTTGCAAAGGTAACTGTGAGCAAGGTAGAAAACCTTGTGACTGTCGAGGTAAGTAAGTGAGCGACCTAGTTTATTATGTCGCAGGTAACTTTGGTGAATACAATGAGTATCGTAGGCGCAAAGAAAAAGCTGGGATAGATGTATCTAATTGGCGATATTTATCAAAATCTACCGACCTTAGAGGATTAACAGAGGTAAAAGGTTTCTACATTGGTTCATATGAAGACCGTGAAGACATTGAAGACATTAGAATTATTATTGAACAAATTAAAGGAATACCTAAGTGAACTTAAAATGGAAGCGTGATGGGTTTATATATTATGGTTACAATGAAGACAATGGCCAATTACTAGCAAGCATTAGGCATAATATAACCAATGGACACTATTCTGCTACACTTATTCCATTGAGTAAACCTTATGAGCCATATGGTGAATGGATTGATATGCAGTCAGCAATGGATGCTGTTATAAGTGAATTAAAACTAAGGGAAGAAAATAATGAAAGTATATCTCAGTAATTACCGAAACCATTGGCTGAGTCCATACACGATTATGGGTGCCGTATTGTTTTGGAAGAAATGGACAGACCCAAAGTTTGACCTCTATGATGACCATAATGATTATTTGACCGATTGGTTAACTAAACCTTGTGAGTTATTACAAAAGGTATTAGACTTTATTCATCCACGTATTCAGTATGTCAAGATTGACCACTATGATACATGGGGAATGGATTCAACGCTAGCGGTCATTATACTTCCAATGCTTAAAGATATTCGAGCATCTAAGTGTGGCGCACCATGCACAGATGACAAAGATGTACCTAAACATCTACGTAGCACATCAGCACCACCTAAAGAAAATCCATGGGACACCGATGCTTTATGGTTTGACCGTTGGAATTGGATCCTTGACGAAATGATTTTCGCCTTTGAGTCTATCGTACATGACAATTGGGAAGACCCATTCTTCACAGGCATGGATGGTCCTAAAGAAGGACGTAAATGGGATAAAAAGGGTTACATGAAAGTTGAGAAACGTATTCAGAATGGTTTGACATTGTTTGGTAAATACTACAGGAGTCTTTGGACATGAGTGGTACATTAAAGACCGAGGCAGAAAAAGTATTGTATAACAATACAAATTCCATTGGCCAAACTATAAAAGTATTCTTAACTGGTTATGATGATACCGAATTGAAATACGAAGGTCTTGGTATTCAATTATCTGGTCATACAATCATAAAACCAATAGAGAGTTGGGTGCCATTAGTGGAAGAATTAGACCGATATAGAATTGCGTTAGCAGAAGCAAGAGCGAGAATAGATAAACTTCAAGCTCATATATGTGATTTATCAATGGGGGTTAAATGAACATTTGGATTGATACAGAATTTACGGAATTTCACGGCTCATTAATATCAATGGCCTTGATTGATGAGAACAATGAATACTTCTATGAGGTGATTGAGTATCCAGAACCTAGTCAATGGGTGAAAGATAATGTGGTGCCTATTCTATTGAAAGAACCAATTTCAAAAGAGATGTTTGAATATAAGTTCTATAATTACATTAAGAAGTATGATAGCCTACACATCATTGCAGATTGGCCCGATGACATCAAATACTTTTGTGAGGTCTTACACATTAGACCAGGTGAAATGTTGAATATGCCATCTACGTTTACAATGGAAATTGCTCGTAGATTGCCTGAGCACACATCGGCACTTCCACATAATGCCTTAGAGGATGCTATTGCTATCAAAGGTGCATGGTTAAAGAAACAGGCATCAAACCTATGATTATCGTAGCGATTGCAATATACAATCTAATAATATTGGCAGGTGCAGCTTATTTAATCCAATGGCATGATTGGAGTCCTTGGTGGTTTTTAGTTGCTATGTTATGTTGTGGTACTTTTAAGGATAAAATTAAATGATTTTTACAATTGGTGCAATATTATTTTTACTTGGTTATGTTTGGTATGCAGGTACGGAGTATACAAAAGATTGGCGTGACACCGTACAGTTTGGTTTAATGGTTGTTGGTGCAATATTGCTTACTATTAGTTTATCAATTCTATCGTTGAGGTACTTACCATAATGGCAAAATATGAAATTAAAACACATTCAACTTTTGAGAATGTTTACCTGATTGAGGCTGACTCATTGGAATTGGCCATCAAAAAACTACACAACAACTATGACCCACCTGACTTCATGCAGAAGCATTTGTGGGAAGATGTTAGTGGTGAAGTGTTTGTGGCTGATGATGACTATAGTTTTTCTGAATGGTACACTAGACAAAAGTCCTTAGGCTACGATTAAACCTTTATGAACCTTTTATGACAGCGAGCTTTTGAGCCATAAATATTTCTATGAACAAATATAAAACCATTTGCATATCAGACTTTCACTTGGGTTCAAAAGACTCTCAAGCTGACCTCTTAAACAACTTCCTTAAGCACAACACCTGTGAAAACCTATTCTTAGTAGGTGACATCATTGATGGGTGGAAAATTCAACAGAACAAATGGAAATGGCGCCAAAGCCATTCTAATGTTGTCCGTCGGATTCTAGGTATGGGTAAACATGGTGTCAAGGTGACATACATCACCGGCAACCATGATGAATTTCTCAGACCTTTTGTCCGTCAGATTTTTAATATGGGAAACCTATCCATAGTTAATCAAACTGAATACCGAGACATAGACGGCAGACGTTTATTGATAGTTCATGGTGATATGTTTGATGGCATCACGAGGTTGGCACCATGGATAGGTTTCTTAGGTGATAAGGCATATGATGTAGCATTGTGGATTAATACACACTTCAACTACTGGCGCCATAAGATGGGGTTTGGTTATTGGAGTCTATCACAATACCTCAAACAAAAAGTCAAGAAAGGTATGGACTTCATCTTTAGATATGAAAAGACCATTACTGAGTATTGTGCTAAACATGATTTTGATGGTGTAATCTGTGGTCATATACATACACCTGAGATTAAAGATGTCAATGGTATCTTATACATGAATGATGGAGATTGGCAAGAGACCTGCTCAGCTCTTGTTGAACACTATGATGGGCGTTGGGAAATTATATACTGGACAAAACTAATATGAATGAACTATTAGAATTATTGGCAAAGATTCCATATAGGCCAATTGAATCCGAAGTATCTAATATTGATATTATTAGAGAATTATATTCAAAAAGGAATGAAAATGAAAACGAAGAAATTGGTTCGTAAGATGTATCGTGCCTGTATTAGACACGATAAGAAAAAACAAAAGAAACTATGGCTCAAGGCTATCAAGAAAAGTCTAAAACACAAACATACCGAAATTATACAATAAAACGCTTGACAAAAATGGTAATAATGTGTAGAATGGTCTTCACAGTTTGTTAATTGAGAAAGAAATATATTATGACAAAAACAGCAGTAGTTGAGGACTTGAACATTGAATCAATTCCTGAAAAGTATCCCGATTATGTGCCTTTTGGATTCTTCAAAAATCTAAAAAACATTATCGAATCCAAACAATACTATCCTGTATTCATTACTGGTCTATCTGGTAATGGTAAAACATTGATGATTGAACAAGTATGTGCTGAACTTAAAAGGGAGTGTATTCGTGTCAACATTTCTATTGAAACTGACGAAAGTGATTTGCTTGGTGGCCCTACTTTGGTTAACGGTAATGTGGTTAACCGTGATGGTCCCGTAATCACAGCAATGAAACGTGGTGCTATCTTGTTGATTGACGAGGTAGACCGTGGTTCAAATAAACTAATGTGCTTACAAGGCATCTTAGAAGGTAAACCTTACTACAATAAGAAATCTGGTGAAGTGGTCTATCCAACTCCTGGTTTTAATGTAGTTGCTACTGCAAACACCAAAGGTCGTGGTTCAGATGAAGGTAAGTATCTATCACAAATCTTAGATGATGCTTTCTTGGAACGTTTCCCTATTACTGTAGAACAAGAGTTTCCATCTGTGACTGTTGAGAAGAAAATCTTAACACCATTGATTAAAGATGAAGGCTTTGTTGACAATCTAATCAAGTGGGCTGACGTTATCCGTAAGACCTATGATGAAGGTGCTGTTGATGAATTGATTTCTACTCGCCGCTTAGTCCACATTGCCAAGGCTTATTCAATCTTTGGTGATAAGGTACAGGCCATTACCTTGTGTGTGAACCGTTTTGATGAAGATACAAAACTATCATTCATTGACCTATACACCAAGATTGATGCAGGTGAAGATGCCTTGAAAGTTGAAGAACCTACAATTGCTGAGGAGATTCCATTCTAATGAGAGTTTATAACCGTATTGCTACTGTATTGAAAAACGGTGATGTTGTCACCGTTGACCAGTTTAAGACCATCTTTGCCGGTACTAAAGTTGAACCAGTTCTTTATAGATTGTCTACATATATCTATAACATTAAGAAAAATGGTGGTGTAGTTAAGGCTGTCAAAGATGGTCGTAAGGTGATTGGGTATCAACTATTGAATGGTACCGAATTTGATTCTAATGGCCGATGGGTCGGTATTGTTCCACAGAAGGAGGCTGCATAATGCCAAGAATACAACCACCACAAATTGTCACATATGATCCAAGTAATACTATACACCGTAAAGCGTATAATGAGTATGTGAAAACAAATGCTTGGGGGCATACAAATTTACGATTTGAAGTTGAAAATCCATTTTATAATGTACCAAGTACGCTAGCAGATAAAACACTAAAATTCTATTTAAAAGGGGATAAAGCACTATGAAAAAAACAGATGCAAGTTTTCGTCTGAACAAGCAGGCTAAACGCACTTTGGGTACGATTTCCGACCCAAAACAGCGAGATATATATAAGAAGATGGCCATTGATGCTCAGGTAAGTTTTGACAAAAATGGATATTATATTTTTAAAGGTGGTAATGATAAGGAGTAATAATGTTAATTCAAGTGAAATCTCGTGAGAAAAATTGTGATGTAATCATTAACCTAGACCATGTAATGGAAATTGCACCACTCGCAGCTGGTGGTTCAGCAATTCGTATGGCATATGATGGTGATGTGACTGCTAAAGCAGGCTTCCGTGAAATTCATGTAGATAATGATTTCAAAGAGTTCCAACAATTTGTATTACAAACGGTAACAAGCGAAGAAGTATCTAAGAAGGTTGCTGAACTGAAGAAGTTACAAAAAGGTAATAAAGAACCTGTAGCTTTGAAAGACAACAACTACGATGAGATTCCGGTGCTATAATGATTAACCAAGACCAACAAGATTGGTCATTGAAGCAATTCTTTGACCATTATACACAAATGATTGAGGCTAAAAAGCCTTTCTCATTTGTTCGTTGGGGTGACGGTGAGTTAGCAGTAGCTCTAGGTCATCCTGTCGGTGAGCAATCATTGGTGAACCAGAACCAAGAGTGGGTATTCAAAGAAGGTGGTCGTACCAAACTAGGTGATGCCTTACAGAATTCATTAGACTTACAGGGACCAGATAATCATTTTGGTATCCCTTGTCGTTGTTGTGCCGCACAATGGGAACATGAGGCTTTGTTGCCTTATTTAAAAGACTCACCTGTTGCACCTAATACTGTATTTGGTAATGCAGCCTACCATTGGTTCATTGATTGGATTAAAACACTAGACCAAAAAGGTATCACTGTATCATTGGTGGTTAACCATCTAGGTCAAGGTAAAGAATATCCTTTCCATGTTAATAAGTTTCATCCTGTGCCATCTAATTGTATTGTTGAATTTGAACAGAACGGTGACCGTTTGGTTGCAGATGTGCAAGAGTTTGCTAAATCAATCAATGGCCATTTTGTGATGGTTGCTGCCGGTCCTATGTCAGAAGTGTTTATCTCTGAGATGTGGAAGGCAAACCCTAACAACATTTACTTTGATGTTGGTTCATCACTAGATGTTTATACTAAAGCTGGTGTCCTGGACATCTCCAGACCTCACCAAGACCCAAACAATCACTATGCTAAGGTCGAGTGTCGTATGTCTGGACCATTTAATAGGCCTAACTAATGTATCAACAAGAGATTAAATTCTTCTGGCCGTTGACTGAACAAATCCCTTTAGATTTAGATTATGAGAATTGTTCTAAGTTTAAAGGGTTGTCGATTCCAACAGTGAATGGTTCTGTTGGTCAAACACTTGCATTTAGTTCAGGTGCAAGTCCAACATGGTCTACTACAGTCAAGTCTGATGAAGTGGAAACTAAACGATTATCAATTGTGCTTGACAAGAAACCCAACTTTATGTTAAGATGGGTTTATAAATTGTTAAACATTAATTGGAAAATCTAAGTGAACATTTTTTATTTACATCCTGACCCTAAAACTTGCGCTGAAATGCACAATGATAAACACTGCGTAAAGATGATACTGGAGTCTGCGCAGTTGTTATCTACTGCACATCACCTGTTGAATGATAATCCACCCGAAGGCTTATACAAGATGACACATAAGAACCATCCATCTGCCATATGGGCTAGACAATCTAAAAATAACTATACATGGTTGTTTGCTTTGTTTTGTGAATTGATGAATGAATATACCTATCGTTACGGCAAAACACATAAGTGCGACTCAATGCGCCAAATCTTAAGTGTTATACCTAATCAGATAACATCTGAAGTTTGGTCAGAACCACCACAGGCCATGCCTGATGAATGTAAAGTACCAGGCAATTCTGTAGCCGCCTATCGGAGTTACTATATAATGAACAAGGCGCATCTTGCAACTTGGAAAATACGAAACAAACCGGAGTGGTACAATGCCTAACTATGATTTTAGAAATAAGGTGACAGGTGAGATTAAACAATACACCATGTCATACACTAAATTGGATGAATTCAAAGAGAGTAATCCTCAACTTGAACAATATCATTCATCAGAGAATTTACCAGTAATGTCAGATGGTTCACGTATGTCTGTACCTGGCATTGGTAAACCAGACTCAACATTTGAGAAGTATGTCATTCAACGTATGAAAGAAACTATTCCTGGTAATACAATGAGTGGTCATAAAACAAAGACACCAAGGGAGTGGTAATGAAAACTATCGTTGAAGTCGGTGCTAACCTTGGCACCGATACTGAGTTATTTTTAAATAAAGAAGAAAATATTGTTTATGCTTTTGAACCTACACCTGAGTTGGTTGTAGAGTTACAAAGAAAATTCAAAGGTAATGACCGTTTCAATTTGGTGCCAATGGCTGCCGATGTTGAGAATGGTTTCAAGTGGTTCAATGTAGCAGGATGTAACAATTGGGGTTGCTCTTCACTATATGACTTCTCAGATGGTGTACAACCTGAGAACCTAGGTGAAGCGAGTCCAGCCTGGCCACATCACACAGGTTTATTCTATACAGATAAAGTTAAGGTAATGACTATTCGCCTTGACACTTTTATGGAAAATAATAACATTGAGGTAATCGATTACTTATGGATTGATGCTCAAGGTAACGACCTTAAAGTCCTACAGAGTTTAGGTAGCAGAATTAAAGATGTGGTTGCCGGCAACTGTGAAGGTGCTTTGAACTTTGAATTATATAAAGACACAGGTAACACTTGTCAACAAATTGAAGAATGGTTATTTAAACATGGGTTTAAGATTGTCAATGTAGTGCCTGATGACCAACAAAAAGAAGCTAATATCTTCTTTGAAAGAGCTGATGTTTAATTATTGCCCACCAAAAACTTTAGAAGAATTAACTGCTGAAACGACTCAATATGGTAGAAAGTACCTGTTACCTAACGGTGATAAGGTGCCTTCTATCACTACTGTGCTTTCCTATTTCAAAAAAGACATCATACAAGAGTGGCGTAATAAGGTTGGTGAAGTAGAAGCTAATCGTATCAGTAAACAGTCCTCAAACCGAGGGACAAACGTCCACACGCTTTGCGAGAAGTATCTGAACAATGAACAACATTACACTCGTGGTGCGTTCCCGGACGCTTTGGAGATGTTCAATACACTCAAACCACTACTAAACCGTATAAATAATATACACTACCAAGAGTGTGGTCTTTATAGCACTACACTTGGTGTTGCTGGTCGAGTTGATTGTATTGGTGAATATGATGGTGTATTGTCTGTTATTGACTTTAAGACATCACGCAAAATTAAAACATCTGATATGATTGAAGATTATTATATGCAAGAGTGTTTCTATGCTCTCGCATATGAGGAATTAATAGGACAACCGATACACCAATTGGTTACTATTATGGCCGTAGAGAATGAAAAACCATTGGTGTTCATTCAACCAACCGAACCATGGATTGAACCATTGGTTAATTTAGTACAAGATTACAAAAGGACCCATAAATGAAAAAGTTATTATTAGCATTATTAGTATTCCCGTTATTTGCTTCGGCAAATCCAATTGATGACAAATGCTCTCAGTTTGTTCCATTTGGTGCGCCAGTATCTAAGGTAACAAATGAATACTACTGTCGTACCAATTATGCTATTCAGTATAATGACACAACAAAAACATCTTTCTTTGTGTTGGAACATGTAACTAAGGCTGCAATTTCAGGCCCAGCAAAACGTAAAGATGATTTTAGACCAGATGCTCAGATTGCTAAACAATTTGAAGCAACGCTAGCAGACTATGCTACTGAAGGTAAAACTTATGACCGTGGTCATATGGCACCCGCAGGTGACAATACTATCAATGACACCATCATGTCAGAGTCATTTTTGCTTTCTAACATGGTGCCACAAGTTGCCAATAACAACAGAGGTATTTGGAAACAATTAGAAACTAAAGTGCGTGATTATGTCAACGCAGGTAACGAAGTATACGTTGCTTCAGGTCCAATCTATGATGCTGGTTATAAAACAATTGGTCCAGGCAAAGTAGGTGTGCCAACTCGTTTGTATAAGATTATCATTGATGTAAAAGGTAACAAGGCCTCAGCATACATTTTCCCTAACACAGCACTACCAGTTGCTGACTTGGAAAAATACAAAACAAATATTGCTGATGTAGAAAAGGCAACAGGCATTAACTTTAATCCTAAGTTAGCTGGTCCAAACGTATCATTAGAAACAGTAAAAACTTGGTAATAATGCTTGACAATATGTGGTTATTGATATATAATAGCCACATACTTAAAGAGGAACTAGTATGAAAAAAGTAATCTTAGCATTAGGTTTATTAACATCATTGAGTGCTTCGGCACATGGTTATGATGGTTATGGATATCGTGGTCACTATTATCGTGGCGGCGGTGGTGGTTATGGATGGGTTGCTCCATTAGCAATTGGTGGTTTAATTGGTTATGAGTTATCTCAACCTCGTACAGTTGTGGTTCAACCACAACCTCAAGTAGTATATCAACAACCACCTGTGGTGGTTCAACCTCAACAACCACTATACAGAAAAGACACAATCTACGATGCAAATTGTAGTTGTTATAAAGAAGTATTTGTGCAAGTGCAATAAAAACAGCGTATAACCATAAAGTAAGGCATGTTGGACGGCGGTTCGATTCCGCCCATCTCCACCACCTGAGTATTGAGTTGGCATGGGCTGAAATGCCGCAAACAGTATTCAGATGATGGGGATGACCAGGTTTCGACAGCGTGAGATAGGATAATGGCGCTCGACACAGAGAGTCGTAAAAAGTAAAACAAAATATAAACGCAAACGATAGCGAATATAGAATGGCTGCTTAAACGCAGACCGGAGTTTCGGTGGGTTTCTTAGCAACAGAATAACCCACCATTTTTACACACAACACACAAAGGAGAAGTAAAATGAGTATGACACCATTTGAAGTAAGATTAGAAGTATTAAGAATGGCAAAAGATTTATTAATGGATGATTATTATGCCAAAAAAGACAAAGTGAATCAACAATATGAAACATTGCGTTGTTTCAACATAGACAATAAACATTCTGCACCAGATTATCCTGAACTTCCAAAAGTTCCAACAGAGGATGAAATTATTACCAAAGCAAAAGCATTAAATGATTTTGTAAGTGATACTGGCAAGAAATAAAGTATAAGGTTAGGTGGGTTCCTTCAAAAAGAATACTCACCATTTTTGTAAACAAGAGGAGAAGTAAATGAAGTATTCTATTCTACTAGCAGCATTGCTATCAGTAGCAACCGTTGCTCAAGCGGAAGATAACCGTAATTTTCTGAAAGTTGAAGCTGTAAAATATAATTATGATTCAGCTCCAAATGACAAGTATGGTGTAAACCTACAAGTCGGCCGTGAAGTTCTTCCTGGTGTTAAAGTTGACATCAAGCAAGAGGCACGTGTTGAAGAAAACACACAAAAACTATCTAACCGCTTTGAAGGCGGCGTAGCTTATGAACAAAAAATTCCTTACGTAAAAGTAGGTGTTCGTGCAGCTATTGGTGAGAAGTATACATCAGGTGACGCATATGGTTACTGGTTAGCAGAACCATTTGTTGCATATGATTTAACTAATGACATCAGTGTTAAAGGTTCATGGCGTTATCGTAACGCTTTTGACAGCGACAAACATGACGCAACTAACACATACAAAGTTGGTGTTGATTACAAATACTCAACTCAAACGTCATTCAATCTAGCCTTAGGTAAAACTACAGGCGACTCAGAGTACACTGCCTTTCAAGGCGGCGTAACTTACAAGTTCTAACAGGACTTGGGGACTTCGGTCCCCTCTTTTCATTTTCCAAAGGATAGACAATGAAGAACGACACATTAATCGTGTGGGTGGTCTTTGCTTTTCTCTTAGGACTGATGCTTAAAGCAAATATTGTATCCCATAATGTACAAACTGAACAAGTTGTAAACAATGAGAAACAAGTTACTGTAAAACCAAAAGTTAATCAAAAAGAATTAATCTGTTTAGCTAAGAATGTATATTTTGAGGCAGGTGCTGAACCTTTAGAAGGTAAACAGGCCGTAGCTCAAGTAGTATTGAACCGTATGATGGCTGCTGGATTTCCAAAGTCAGCATGTGGTGTAGTGAAACAAAAAACACATAGCGTAGAATTACAGAAAACCATCTGTCAGTTCTCATGGGTATGTGAAGGTACCAAGAAAGTATTAATTGATTCTCCAGCATGGGGTGATTCTGTTTATGTTGCTAAAATAGCATTGACAGAAAAGAAAGTTTATGATAAATTTAGCCGTAATGTATTATTTTTCCATGAGAAACATTTAGAAACAAATTGGAAAGAAAAATACAAACAGGTTAAAGTGATAGGTAATCACAAATTTTATAGGACTAAGTATGCCAACGAAAGAAGAGATAAAAAACTTCTCGCTAATGATAGAGACATTAGCCAAAAAGTTAGAGTGTAGTCACATAGATGCAATTGTGGAACATTGTAAAGAAACAGGTTTTGAGATTGAGTTAGCATCATCACTGGTATCACCTAGATTAAAATCGATTATCCGTGATGAAGCAATGGTTATGAATATGTTGAAAAAAGAAGGGGCTAGTTTGCCGTTATGAGTGAGAATGGAGGTTATGCAACGTTTGCTTTGTTTCATACCCTACATTTACACTTCACTTCTAAGTCCTATGATTACTTTAAGTACCATGGGAAATGTAATATCAGTAAGGATGCTTTCTTAAATCGTAGGGATAAGTATGTTTTCTATGCTATCTCACGGAAGTATAACCTGACTGATGTTAAAGATTTCTTTGTTGCCAATCTATTCAGTAAACCTAAGTGCTGGATTGGTGATTTGAATACACAAGAAGGTGATGATGTATATAAATGTTGGCAAAAGAGAAATCAGGCCTTGACATATCAGTTCGAACAAGATATAATGTATCTATTCGATAAAGTTTCAAAGCCGAATGATATTTTTACGGTAAAGGATGGACAAGAACCTTTATTGTTAAAAGAAGTTTATTATGGGAATGTAGCGCCAGAGACCGTGGTCATCATTAATCATTTTACTAAGATTTTTGATGTGTGGGATAAACAAATACAGGATGATATCGTGTATCCGGCGTTTACATTCAGGTGTAAGAAGTATGAACCCTTTGTTGTGTTTGACAAGGTAAAGTTCAAAGAAATATTGAGCAATCAAATAAAGCGGCATAAATAATTATGCAGTATAAAACAATTAACGTAGATAACAGTAGAAAAGGAAACATAAAATGGTAGATTTCGCTAATTTAAAACGCAGTTCTTCAAATCTTGAAAAACTCACAAAGGCACTAGAGCAAGTCAATTCACCACAATCAGGTGACAGTTCAGATGAAAACTTTTGGAAACCAGAGGTAGACAAAGCAGGTAACGGTTATGCTGTTATTCGTTTCTTACCGGCACCAGCAGTTGATGGTGATGATGGTTTACCGTGGGCTAAAGTGTATACACATGGCTTCCAAGGTCCAGGCGGTTGGTACATCGAAAACTCATTGACCACTCTTAATGAGAAAGACCCCGTTTCAGAATATAACTCTGAATTGTGGAATTCTGGTATCGAAGCCAACAAAGAAATTGCACGTAAACAAAAACGCCGTTTGACATATATCTCAAACGTATTGATTGTTGAGGATTCTAAACATCCAGAAAACAACGGTCAAGTTAAGTTGTTTAAGTTTGGCAAGAAAATCTTTGACAAGATTACAGAAGCAATGAATCCAGCGTTTGAAGATGAAAAACCAATCAACCCATTTGATTTGTGGGAAGGCGCTAACTTCAAATTGAAGATTCGTAAAGTTGAGGGTTACCAAAACTATGACAAATCTGAGTTTGAAGGTGCATCTCCAGCATTAAATGGTGATGATGCTAAACTTGAAGCATTGTGGAAATCTGAGTATTCTCTTAAAGAGTTCTTGGATAAGAAACACTTCAAGTCATATGATGAGTTGAAAGTCCGTTTGGCTCGTGTATTGGGTAGTTTGCCTAACACACCTGCGGCACCTCGCACTGCTACAGTCGAGGAAGTGAAAGTAACTCCAGTTGAAAAAGCTGAAGTGCCTTCGATTGATAAACCTTGGGTAGACGATGATGATGATTTGATTATGGATCACTTTGCCGCTTTAGCTAACGAAGATTAGGAATAAAATATGGATATCAAATTAGATTTAAAACTTGAAGAAGTGAATGGCATTATCAGTGTATTGATGATGTTACAATTTGGCCAAGTTGCTGAATTGATTATGAAAATTCGTAATCAAGCAATTGAACAAGTTCAGGCTGCTCAACCAGCACAACCAGAAACTCTTACACCAGAAGCGGTGTAATAAGTTCTACGCAAAAGAAACCCACCGAAAGGTGGGTTTTTCATTTATACAGGTCTACAAGATAGATATTGTACTTGTGATATCATCGGTTCTTGGTCTCTGATAGGTGTCGATTCTAATCCACCTTTTGAACCACCAGATACATTGTTATTAGTTGTCTTAGGTGCATTTATTATAACAGGATTATTAGACGATGTTGCTGATTCATTTACTAAATTTTTATGTTCATGTGTAGCATGTGTTGCTCGTGCAGCTATTTGATTTGGTGAAGCTGGTGCCAAATTAGCATTATTAGTTGTCGATGTGGTATTATTAATCGTATCATTTGCAACATTCTGAGCAGTCTGTGTTACAGGTGTTGCTGTATTTGTTTGTGATGTATTATTAGTTGTAGACGCTTTAGTTAAATCCGTATTATTTTCAATAGTTTTTTCCCAATCTTCTCTTGACATTTTTGTAGCTGTCAATTTATTACTTGTATTGTTTGTTGTAGATGTAGATGTAGATGATGTGACTGCAGGAGTAGTTGCTGCTGGTTTAGCCGCACTTGGAGTTGCAGTTTGTGTACCAGTCTTAGGGTCATACCCTTTAGGCATTTCTTTAGTACCGGCCGCTATTTGAGCATTATTCTTTGTAGCATATTCAGTCATTCTCTTACTGTAATCACTGTCGGATTCGCCTGGTGATTTTTGGAAGTATGTTTGGTCTACTTCACCACTTGGGTTTGAACCTTTGACTGATTTTGCAGCATCACCTGATAAACCTTTGTAAGCTTTATATCCAAGATATCCAGTACCACCAACTGCAGCCGCACCTAACAACCATGGTGCCGCGGCAACTAATGCACCACCTGCTAACAAACCTTCACCCGCTGCCGCGGCACCACCGGCTAATCCGGCACCTTCAGCTGCACCACCGGCAAGAGCGGCACCACCTACGGCACCACCAGCAAGAGCGGCACCTTCAGCTAAACCAGAACCGGCAGCAGCTGCACCTTCTCCCGCCGCAGCACCTTTTGATAGACCACCGCCTTTTTTGAAATTCATAAATGAGTCTTTCAACTTGCTCATTATAGAACTAGGTTTGTCTTCGCCAGTTTCTTCTTTAGATTTTTCTTTAACTTGCTTCTGTTCTTTGTTTACTTCTTGTAATTTTGATTCTTCTCTAGCAGCTTCAGATTCACTCGCTTGTATTTCTTTTTGTTTGGTTTCTAAATCTTTTTGCTTTTGTTCTGATTTGAATTTACTATCAAGTAAATTATAAATCTTTTCCAACCAACCCATTTCGGTTTTTGGAGTAGAAGTGGTTGATACTTTAGATGCAGTTTGTTTTGTACGTTTCTCTTTACCTAATACCGTAACATTTGAATTGGTACTAGAAGTTTCACTGTTGTTGTTAAGTTCACTAGAAATCTGATTAACTTCTTTTTGTAAATTGGATATTTCAGATAAAGTATTTTGGTTGGTAGATGTGCTATCACTGTTGTTGTTAAGTTCACTAGAAATCTGATTAACTTCTTTTTGTAAATTGGATATTTCAGATAAAGTATTTTGGTTGGTAGATGTGCTATCACTGTTGT